AGGGACCGTTGGGGGGCTCTTTTCTGTAACCCACCGGGAGAAATGTGCGCGGGAGGGGTGTGGTATAGGAGGTGTGGTCATGGCAGAATTTATTCCGATTTACAACGACAAACAGCGAAAAACAAAGATAAAGAAGGAACAGAAGAGACTTGAAGACATTTTAAAAAATATCGATACAACCAAGAAAAAAACTGTAGAAAAACTGATAGAAGATGCTGCATTCATGGCAGTTACTTTAGAGGAAACCCGTCAGATTATCGCCCGTGACGGAGTGATAGAGACATATCAGAACGGAGAGAACCAGAAGGGTATCAAAAAGTCTTCTGCGGTTGAAGTTTATGACAAAATGCTGAATACGTACAGCAAGGTCATTAAACAACTGTGTGACCTGATTCCGGAGCGTGTGGTTTTCGAACCGGACGAAGACCCGGAAGAGGATCCGGCAGAAGAACTGATGGCGTTTGTCAATGGATTTAAGAGATGAACTTTGCTGAAGAATACTTAGGGATGATACAGTCGGGCGATGAAGTAGTATCGCAAAAAGTACGGGCAGTATATGAGAGAGAAGTCGGCTGGATGAAACATCCACCGAAAAATTTCCCGTATGTGTTTGATGAGAAGCTGGGAGAACATCACATACAATTCATGGAGAAGTTTTGCCGGCATTCCAAGGGAAGCTGGGCAGGACGTCCGGTCAGGTTTGAGCCGTTCCAACGGGCTAAATTGCAGATGGTGTTTGGATGGGTAGATGCCAACACCGGATTGAGAAGATTTAAGGAAGTTGACGATGTTCGTGGACGTAAATGTGGAAAAAGCACAGAAACTGCTGCGGTAGAGTGGGATGTTGCTCTGAATGATAATGAGGGAGGCGTTGAAGTTTACTGTACGGCCAACAAAAAAGACCAGGCAAAAATCATATTCGAGGAATGCGTGAATATGCGAAAACAGTCCAATGCACTGGCAGCAGTATCCAAGAAACGTCAGTCTGATATTTATCTTCCGATGGCTATGGGAATGATTAAAGCACTAGCCAGCGATACTTCTACCATGGATGGTTTGAATGCACATTTCTTTTCTTTGGACGAGTACCATGAGCAGAAGACCAGTAAACTCTACGATGTAATGCTACAATCACAGTCAGCAAGAGACCAGCCTCTGGCATGGCTTATTTCTACTAACGGTTTTGTAAGAGAAGGTTTCTTCGATGACAGATACGAATATGGCTCCAACGTAGCGTTGTGGCTTCCGGGTTTTGAGGACTACACGTTATTGCCGCTGATATATGAGTTAGATGACAGGTCAGAGTGGCAAGACCCACGGTGTTGGGCAAAAGCAAACCCGGGGTTGGGTAAAATCAAGAAGATAAAAACACTGGCAGAGAATGTGGCGAAGGCAAAAAGAGACCCGACGTTCCTGCCGACACTGCTCACCAAGGATTTTAACGTGCCGGAAAATTCTTCTTCCGCATGGTTGTCCTATGATGAATACATGAATGAAACTGTGGTGGACATGGAGTTCCTTCGGAAGTCTTACGCAATAGGCGGATGTGACTTGTCGGCCACAACGGACCTTACCTGTGCAACGTTGCTGATTCGAAAACCGAATGACAGCAGGTTTTATGTGCTTCAGAAATATTTTTTGCCAAAGGCAAGGGTTGATGCGGTGGAAGGTAATGATAAAAGGGAAGCTCCATACAAGAAATGGGCAGAACAGGGATGGCTATCAATATCGGACGGTGCAACTGTAGACTTCCATGCAGTGACAGAATGGTTTGTTGAGATGGTGAAGATCTACAATATCCGACCATTATGGATAGGATATGATGCAGCACTCTCCGGATACTGGAGGGAAGAAATGGAAGCGTATGGCTTTGATATGGACAAGATCCGGCAGGGACCGTTTACATGGACATATCCATTCAAGGAATTAGCTGGAATGTTCCGGGACCACAGGATGGTGTACCAGAATAATCCGATACTCCGCTGGTGTTTACAGAACACCGGCGTCAAGTCGTTAAACAAAGACGGTATCGAATCGCAGCAGCCAGTAAAGGTGTCCAGCGTGCGAAGAATAGACGGAACGGTGTCGCTCTTGAATGCGTACACCTGCTTTAAAAATCATGAGGAAGAATACATGAAATACATCAGGTAGGAGGAAGAAATGGGACTTTTTTCAAACATATTAGGATTTCTCAAGGTAAAGTTCACCGGGGGATATTTTGGATACCAGGCAAGAAGTTCACCATTCGAAGGTGATGCCTGGGAAAACGACATTGTGAGAGGCATTATTGATGCGATTGCCACCCACGCAGCCAAAGGACAAGTAAAGCATGTAGTAATTGACCACGAAGGAAGAATCACAAAGACAATTCATAACAGTAAAATCGCAAGGTTGCTGAATGAAAAGCCAAACGAGGTAATGTCGGGAGTTGAGTTGAAGTACAGATTCTTTGCACAGTTGGAAACACAGACTACTGCTGTCATGTATATCAAATACAACGAGTCTACTGCAGATGCGGAAGCTATTTATCCGGTAGATTATAGAAATTTTGAATTTCGGGAAGTAATTGGCGGTGGTTGGGCAATTGTTTTTACGGATTTTGAAGGTAAGCAGCAGATTCTTCCGCTGGAATGTTGCGTTATTGTGAGAAAGTTTTATAACAAGCGGCAGGCTTCCGGGGATGGTAACGCTCCGATTTACAAGGTTTTAAATATGTCCAAAGCGTCTGATGAGGGATTTATTGATTCGCTCCAGATATCCAACAAGGTTCGCGGCATCCTGAAGCAGAAAAAGGCCATGTTAGACCCAGAGGATGTAAAGGAAGGGCAGAAATCCTTTGCAGAACGATTCAGAGAAGCTGCAGAACAGGGTGGCATTGTTGGTGTGGATAGTATGGAGGAGTACACACCACTGAATGTAACTGCTTATTCTGCTACTGCTGCACAGATGAATGGAATTACTAATCGCTTTTACAGTTACTACCGAACCCCGGAAGAAATTGTACAGGGCAGATACACAGAGCAGACAGGGCTTGCCTGGTATGAATCTAAAATCGAACCTCTGTGGGAAATGTTTGCGGAAGCAGTGAGCAATGCTTACTTTACCAACCGGGAGGTTGGCTGTGGCAACAAAATTATTGTGGCAGGTGGTGTTCTGATGGGTACCAGCTACAAGACCAGAGTGGATATCATCAATCAGACAAAGGAAATTGGTGTACTGAGCATAAATGAGCAGAGAGAGCTGCTTGGTTATGGACCTGTAGAGGGAGGAGATGTCCGACAGGTATCTCTTAATTACATCAATGCAGACAAGCAGGATGAATATCAGACAAAAAAGAAGGAGGAGAAGAAAGATGGAAACAGTTCCAGTGAGAACGAAGAATAACATGTGCTACCGTTCTTTTGAATTTCAGGTCCGGGAAGCGCAGATTGAAAATTCTGACAGCAAGGAACTTTGGGTAGAAGGTTTTGCAGTCAGATTTAACAGTCCGACAGTGTTGTTTGAAATGGGCGGCATCGAGTACAAAGAGCAGATTGACAGCAGAGCTTTTGAAGACTGCAATATGACCGATGTGATTTTCAATTATAATCACGGCGGCAAGGTAATAGCGAGAACAAGAAACAAAACATTAGAGCTGGAGGTACGGGAAGAAGGCTTGTGGATCCGTGCAAGACTGGATGGTACCGAAGAGGGAAGAAAACTCTATGATGAGATTAAGGGAGGATACATCGACAGAATGTCCTTCCGTTTCACCATTAAAGCGGGTGGGGAAACCTACGACCAAGAGAATCATATGTGGACGGTATATAAGGTGAAACGTCTTTATGATGTTTCGGCTGTGGATATTCCGGCCTATGATGATACATCAATTGAAGCTAGAAAGGACTCTGCTGTTCTGGAGGCGGAAGCTCAGGAGCAGAGAAAACGTGAAGCGGCGGCCGACCTGAAAAAGCGGAAATTGAAACTCAAATTATTATTACAGTAAACACAAGGAGGAAAAGAAAATGCATAAGAGACTTATGGAAATCCAGGCTAGAAAAGCCGAATTAGTGAAGGAACTTGAAGGCGAGATTACTCAGGAGAGACTTGCAGAAATTGAAACAGAGCAGAGAGAACTTGCTGCAGAAGAGGAAATGATCAGAAAGAAGATGGATGTCAGTGGCAGACTTGGAAACAAGGAAGACCACAGTTCCGGTGCACCAACTGGTGAGGAAGAGAGAGCAGCCAAGTTCACAGAGAGCAGAGCATTGACAATTGCATCCGGTAAGGTTGCTATGCCAAAGAGCACAGAAAATGACGTTCAGGAATCCTTAGTATCCGGTAACGGCATGTTAAACCTTGTAGATGTTCAGGATTGCACCGGTATGGGTGGCAACCTGATTCCTTACGAGATTCCGGGTATGGCAGCAGGAACAGACACAGAAGGAGCTTCCACTACGGGTGAGTTCCAGACAGATTATGCGGAAATCGCACCTGTTACTGTGGATGTGTACACTGAAGTGTCCAGAGAAACAAAGAAACTTTCTCCGGTTAAGTACATGCAGGCAGTAGAAAGAGCTGCATTAAAGGCATTAAGAAAGAAAATCAATGCCTTAATCGTCACTTCTGACAACGCAGCAAGTCCAAAGTTCTTCGGTATCAACAAGGCAAAGGCCGTTAAGGCAGTCAAGGAGATTACTGCTATCGACGCAACTACTTTAAGAGACATCATCTTAAGCTACGGCGGAGATGATGATGTAGAAGGCGCTGCGGTACTTCTTCTTTCCAAGGAAGACCTGCAGGCGTTTGGTGCTGTTCGCGGAACCAACGAAAAGAAAGCAGT